AAAGTGGCTGACTCGTTGGGAAAGAAAGAAGAAGCGCCCACCTGAGATGAAGAAAGCGGCTGTTGTCCTTGCGGGTATATGCGCCGGTATAGGCGGCGTTTTGGCCTTTCTTGCCGGCTGGTTCTTCCGGGGCGGAAAGGCTTCTGCCGTAGACATAGACACCTATCGGATAAAAGAGGAGGTCAAAGATGAGATTCAAAACACTCCTGCTGCCAGCCTTGTTGCTGCTGCTCCTAACGCCAATGATCTCCGCGCAGACGCCGCCGGAGTCGCGGAACGGGCAAAGCAACGCTTACGGGATCGAGCCGGGGAAATTCTATCCGGGAACAATGGTACTGGAACTGATGGAAGCGGCGGAGGAAGAGATTGAGGCGGCGGTCTGCGAGGGTTACGCGGAGGGGTACAAGGCGGCCATGCTGCAATATGCGCCTGACGCGGCCGCGTACAAAGCCACGTCTGATGCCTTGCGAAAGGAACTCGAAGCAGAACGTACAAAGAACCGGTATTTTTGGCCGTCAATCGGCGCCTCGGCCGGCCTTTCACTCGTCGCGGGATTTCTCATTCATTCGTGGGCAGTGAGGTAACTATGGAATGGACGGCACTGTTTAGCGTCATACAATCATGGGGACCTACGGCGATCTCAAGCACGCTGGTGATTGTCGTTGTGTATCTTATCAAGAAAATCGATGCAAACTCGGAAAGGGACGCCCGTCACGCCCAGGAGCTTCGCGATTATATCAACAATGCCCTGAACAATTTCGGGACGCGCCTTTCAACCATCGAAAGGGATTATACCAAAAACGACTTTTTTTACCGGGAATTGTCTGGATGGAAAACGGAAATAAACCGGCTTTCGGATCAAATGACCGCCAATTTTACGGTGCTCATCCAGCATATTATTGAGGTCTTAACAAAGGGGAAACCATGAAGGATACCATTTTAAGGGGTAAGCTGCTGGAGCTTTTGCTTGATGTCTACCCTGACGGCGCGGAGAAATCGACCATCATCAGCATACTGTTTCAGTACCACAAGGCAGATGATATTTCGGCGTCACTGGAATACCTGGCCGATAAGGGATACGCCCAAAAAAAGGAATACCCCCATCCATACGTGACCCAGGAAATGGTACATTGGTATAAAATATCGCCTCATGGCATAGACCTGCTTGAAGGCAATATCGCAGCGGATCCCGGAATTCTTGTTCCCCGGAAGTAACCATGGGCCAGAAAAGCAAAGCGGATCAATACGGCCTTAAAGAACTCATTGCCGAGAAATGGGACGGCGGAAAGAAGACCATCGTCTATGTGACCGGCGAGGTCAACGACTGGCTCCAGCAAAACGGCTACAAAATTACCGTAAGCCGTGAGGCGATACGCCGCGCCGTCCGCAGCTACGAGGACGAAATCGCCGCTGTCCGCAAAGGCGTTGAAATCTCAAAACAAATGGCCGAGGTTTTCAAGGATCACCCCGGTACCGAACAGTCGGAAGCGATGCTCATGTATATGTCGCAGCTCATCACCAAGGAAATGCGGAATATCGAAAGCATCAGCTTTGAAGACCCGGCGGAGATGATCCATGCGACGGCAAAGCTCACCATGGCCCAGGCCAAGCTCTCGCAGTACCGCACCCAGGCGGTAAAAGCCCTTGACCGGGCCAAGGAACAGATACGGGCGGAATTACAGAAAGCTATCCAGCATGATCCGGAACTGCTGGAACGGCTCTACACCATCGTTGACGCCGTAAAGGTAAAATGATGAGCGATTTCCTTTCTGGACTGGTAGGAAAAGACCGCTCTCCTCTGGAAAAGAAAAAGAGGGTAGAGCGCGCCCGGAAGGATTTCGGTTTTTTTTGCCGGCACTATCTATCCGATTACTTTTTCACCGACCCCGCCGAATACCAGCGTATCCTCTACGATGTGGCTGATACCCGCTCGCTTTCAAATGACACCATAACGCACCTTAAACCGTTTATTAACGAACGTTATCATAGCCTTTTACGGCCCACCGAACACCTTTCAGGCGCCATGTTTGTGGAACCCCGAGAGCACGGCAAGACAGTCCGCTGGTCCTTCGCTTACGTCTTATGGAGCATCATTACCGGGAAGAACCGCTACGCCCTGCTCATCGGCGCGTCAGGGGACGCTGCCCGCGAGAACCTCATCAATATAAAAATTGAAATTGAGGAAAACGAGCTTATCCTTGAGGACTTCGGGGAACTAAAAGGTCAGGTATGGCGGGATGACCGGATAGAATTGAATAATGAATCATGCATCCAGGCCAAGGGTTCCGGGGCGTCCATGCGCGGCACCCGCTTTCGCCAGTACCGGCCCGATTTGATTGTCCTTGACGACGTGCTCAAAGATGACGCGGTAGACTCCCCATCCCAGCGGGACAAAATTTATCGATGGCTCAAGCGGGTAGTGTTCAACCTGGGCAAGACCGCTTTTTTTATCTGGGTCAATACCATATTCCATTCCGACGACCCCATTTCCCGGCTCATCGAGGAAGCTGAATCCGGCAAACTTAAGCGGTGGATAGCGGTCCGCCTTTCCTGCTTCCGGCCCGACGGTTCACCGCTCTGGCCCGAATACTGGAGCGCGGAAACCCTGGACGAAAAACGCGAACAGCTCGGCTTCGACAGTTTCTCGACCGAATACTGCAATGAACCGCTGTCCGATGAGCAGCGCATTATTCAGCGGGCATGGATAAAGGCCCACGAATACCGGGAACTTCCCCCGGCCGCCGAGCTTCGCTTTTTCTGCGGCGTGGATCCCGCAACCGGCAAGCATGACCGCACGGCGGAAGTCCCCATCGCCGTCCATCGGAGAAGCGGCATCATCTACGTATTGCCGCCCTGGGCAAAGGTATGCAGTGAGACGGCGACCGTCCGGCAGCTTATGATCACCCACCGCCTGTACGGCTTTGAACTTATCGCCTGGGAAGACGTGGTATTCTCCGGTATCTACGGCAACTACGTCCAGAAATTGGCCGCCGAGGAAAACGTTTATTTACCCATCAAAAAACTTTCCAATACGCTTTCAAAAGACGCCAAGGCCAGGTTCCTTTCGCCGCTCATTGAGAACGGTATTATCCGTTTCCCCGCCGAGGGAGCGGCCGACATGATAGATGAGTTGACCAACTTCCCCAAGTGGAAATTTGACGATCAGATGGACGGCCTATACCTTGGCGTTAAGGTAGTACCAGGCGGCAGCGGAACGCCGGTGGTGGAAAAAGTACAGTCTACGACCGCTACGACGGCTCAGAAAATTATCAATATGGTCAGGGGGTGGTGATATGAAAAAACCAGATACCAAAACGTTAACAACTCAGCTCATTACGGACAATACTCTGGGGAGCTTCCTCAACTACATGCCAAATCCGGATGATATCCTTCCCGGAACATCAAGTTCTTATGATACCTACCGGCAGATGCGGACTGACCCCCGAATTAAGTCCCTGCTTAACAAGCTAAAAACGGCCGCGCTTAACTTCCCCATTCATATTACCCAACCGGAAGGCTGTCCTGATGATGTCTTTGCTTTTATTAAAGGTTTCGACCTCTGGAGCCGCCTCCACCAGAAACTTAAGCGCATGTATTCCGGCCTGGATTATGGCTTTTCGGTCTCCGAGCTGGTATGGAGTTTTGAGGGTGGGCAGTACATCCCTGACAACATCATTACCCGCAAGCCGGAACGGTTTGTATACGATCGTGACTGGAAACTGTACCTGAACGAGCCGGGAGCGCGCAAGCTGCTGGATCATCCTTACAAATGGCTGGAATACCACCATGACACCGATGACGAAAATCCCTACGGGACAAGCGTCCTGCGCTGCGTGTACTGGCCCTGGATGTTCAAAAGGGCAGGTTATGAATTCTGGCTCCAGGCAACTGAAAAATTCTCGGTAAAAACTGTCCTGGCTATTTTCAAAGCCGACGGCGATGAGGAAAAGCTCCGCAAAACCGCCAAAGACATAGCGGAACAGCTTCTGTCCATTACCTCAGGTTCCGCCGCGGCGGTCGGGAATGTCGAGTCCATCCACGAAGTCGGAATGTCGGGGGATCTCATTGGCTTTGCCTCGCTGGTAGACGCATGCGACACGCAGATCAGCTATGGCCTTACCGGGCAGACCATTGCCACCAGCAAGACCGAGGGCGGCAGCCTGGCCCTGGGTGAAGTACAGGCCGACCTGTTTTACGAGGACGCCAAAGGTATCGCCCTTGAAGGCCAGGCGTTGATACAGAGGGTAATCAACTGGGCGGTAGAGCTAAACGGTTATACCGGAATCGTCCCGCCGTTAGCAGAAGTGGACACCGAGCGGAAGGCAAGTTTTGATCAGGTGATGGCGGCCATCGATCACGGTGTCGCTGTCTCCCTTGATGCTCTTTATGATCGTTACGGTCTGCCCAGGCCGCGCGATGACGATGATGCTTACACAAAACAAGCGCCGACCGGTTTCGCTCTATCCGATTCAGGACAATCTCAGGGCAGTAAAAAAAAAGCTCCAAGGCCGTTGATAAGGATTATGTAGCGGAGGAACGAGCTCTGCTTGCCGAGCTGGACAGTCTGGCCAATGCAGCGCAAAAACGGATACGCGCGAGTATATCAAAAACACTTTCGGTCTATCTTAAAAGTCTTTCCAGTACGGACACGCCTCCCTCAAAAGAACAGCTTGATAATCCATATCTCCCGGAAATCGATCCGGATTTTGTGCGGGAAACTGAAACGCTTGTCGCAACCGCTATGCTTTTGGGAATGGATCACGCTACACGCAAGCTGGATGCTGCGGATGCGGAAATACCGCCGCTACCCTTTGATGAAGCGGTCTCGTTTATGAAAAGCAGAATACCAACAGTAAAAGCGGAATGGAAAACCCTTGAACCAAAGCTTCGTTTCCGGGCTTTCACTGTGGCCCGGCTTGCCCAATGCGATTATATCGACACGGCACGGCAGGTTCTCCATAATGCTATGGCGACCGGTAAGGGCGTCGCAGAAACGTACAAACAGTTACAGACTCAAGATAACGCTCTTCGACTCCGCCCCGGATACTGGGAAAATGTATTCCGTACCAACACCCAAACCGCCTACGTGGCCGGGAAGCTCATGCAGTTCCGGGATATTCCGCCGCCGGCATGGCGGCTCCTTGTTATTGATGACAGCCGTACTTCCGAGATCTGCCGGGGTCTTATCCGGGATGGTGCAAGCGGCCTTGTACTTGCTTCGGATCACCCGTTCTGGACAAGCTACGGTTATCCGCCATATCACTTCCAATGTCGAACCGGGCTTCAGGCGGTTTATAAAAGCCAGATTGAGGACGGGGTACAGGTGGAGAATCCAGATATGGCTAACCTTGAAAAAAACTTTAAACCTATGGAGGGGTTTGGGGGGAATCCGCTGGATAAGGAGAGCTGGTGGATGATGACGGAAAACATGGCATTACGGGCCGCACGCTATGATATTTTTAATGAGGTAGAAAGCTTTGCCAGGGAGAATGGCCTGTATAATTTTGCTTTGAATCTTGTAAAAGGGGAAGATTTGGCACGGTTGGCAGGAACCAATTATACAGTCCGGAAAGCTGCTCTTGCGGAGCCATTACAGAAAGAAATCGCGGCTGCAAAGATTCTTGAAGAAAATGACCATACGGTCTACTTTACCCCGGAAAACAAAACCAAAGGTATAAAAAACTACGATGCAATTATTGACGGGAGGCTTGGTGAATTCAAAAAACTGAATTCCTTTAAGCGCATAGGAAATCGACTAACGGATGCTGACAGTCAAGGCGCTGCGATTGTTTGTCTGGAACTTCCCATGGAAGAACATACTGTTGATGAAGCAATTACCGAGGTAAAAAAATGGTTCGGTTCTACCCAAAAAATAATAAAACATATCAATACAGTTCTATTAATTTGGGATGGACAGGTAATTCCTATAAAAAAATAACCCCTTTTTAAACAGTGGCCGCCGATCTTACATCCACGGGAGTTCCACCTCTAAGGGGCTATATAAAATATACTCCTAGGCCCTGTAAAAATCAATGCTTTATGTCATGATTTGACTAATAACGAAGCTCTCTTTACCAAGGTAACAGTTTAGGTAACAAAATGGGCTTAAAATGCCTATTTTTGAGGGTTTTAAAGCTATTTTATGACTTTTCACTGTTCATGGGTATTCATTATATAATGACTTATAATTCTTTATAATGCAAAGATTTATTTGATTTCTTCAGCCGCTTTCAGGATTGCCATTCTTCATGCAAAATTACAATACCCCACCGCAAACTTATTGTTCGCTGTAGAAAAATCCGTTCGCAGACTGTACGAAACCGTTAAGCCAAAGCCAAAAATAAAACCCGTAGCTGCATCGGCCGCCCAAATATTCCTGGTAACAGTCCCTTCGGGAAAGGTATAGGACGCCATCATCAATCCCCCGCCAGCTCCGGCGTACCAGCCTATGCTGCCGGTAAAGGGCCAGAAGAAAGCGTAGTGGGCAAACGGATACAGGGAATAATGCGTCACATCCTTTTCGCCGCTTATTAGGCCCCCGTCTACACCCAGATCAAAAAAAGAAAATCGCCAGGGGGCGTATGTTCCCTCTATCGTGCCGATAAACCAGGGAGCGGAAAACGAGCTGCCTATTGCGGCGCCGATCGTGTTCAGACGGGCGGCTTCGGGGGCTATCTCCCGCTTCGAGCGAACAGGCGCGGGTGAGGGCAGGGGCGCGGGACGGTAATTGAAGTCCAACGTTGCCGTCTCTTCCCGCCCGACTTCGACAGTTTTTTCTTCAGTCTTTCCGTCTCCATATGTCATGACAACACGGTAAGTCCCCGCGTTTATCTTATCGATGGGGATACTGCCCCAGGCGGGTAGGCCAGCCGATTGATTTACATCCTCCCCGATAATCTGTATGGTTCCGGCTGTTACCGTGGCGATTCGCAGGGAGCCTGTCGCCACGGTCGCCTCTCCCGCCTCATAAACAGACGGCGGCCTTGAACCAAGGTACGCCGTGCCGAAAAACTGGTTATACACCGCCGGTATCTGCTGCCGCTTGCTTGCATCGGCCACGTCCGCTCCGGTACGCTTGAATACTTCGGCTACTTCCAGGCCGGGCGCCGTCAGGTTGGGCAGCAGTTGGCTCGTAAAAAGGCCGTTCCGCCCAAGCCCGTCGCTGGCCGTACGGCCCGCGCTGGTGGCGTATACGATGATGCTGTCAGCCGGCTGATAGTCCAGCACCGCGAGACCCCGGCTCCCGCTCCCGCTCCGGCTCCAGCTCCAGCTAAAGGGATTATCCCGGCAGGCGTCCAGTACCACCACGTTAAGGCTGTTCCCCGCGTTGTTTAACTCATCCAGCATGGACTGCACCGACAGGGCGCGGTTCCGGAGGAAACTTTCACCTGGTATATTGGCATCCACCGGTATAAGGTAATTTTCCCCGCCTGACTGAACCCCGTGGCCCGCGTAGAAAAAGAAGCCGTAGGTATTTTTTGAAACGCTCAGGCGGTTTTTGAGCCGTATGACCGCATTGTCCATTTGATCCAGACTCCCGTCGATGAGCTTATCCACGGTAAACCCCAGACTTTCCAGGGCAGCGGCAACATCATACGCGTCGTTCGGCGGATTGGTAAGATGGTTCAGGTTTGAGTACCCACCGTTGCCGATGACCAGGGCGAATTTTGACGGGGTACTTTCTGTTTGCGAATTTGAAGCTTGCTGGGCGAAAATATCCGGTGAAAACAAAATGAGCGCCAAAAGCACGATAAGGCATTGGACATTACTCTTTTTCATGCTTTATCCAGCGTAACCCTTAAATATAAGGTTTGTCAATTACAATATACCTTAAATTAAAGGATAATAAAGAATCATCCCTTATTTTTGGCTATCATTAAAGTATGAGTTTTCGGGATAATCTGCGTGAGGCCCTGGAATTTGTCGGCATGGAGCAGAAAGAACTGGCCTTGAAAACCGGCATAAGCCTCAAAACAATTGAAAACTACGTCAAAAAGAATTCTTCGGTTCCTTCCGCCGATAAGGCAGTCCTCATTGCCCAGGCCTTGGGGGTAACTGTCGAGTACCTCATAACCGGAAGAAAGGCAAAAAAAGCAGATATACCGGCTAAAACCAAAGAAGTAATTGACATTCTGCCCAAATTAAACAGCTACAATCATAAAGTAATCTCTTCTCTGGCTAAAACATTGTTAAGCTTCCAAAGCCGTGATCAAAAATGTGATTGACACCCTTTTTTCAAATGCGGAATTAGGAATGCAAAATAGAAGAAGGGAATTTTACGAAGCTCGCGAACGAGCGCTACATAAGTACAATGAAAACCTTTCTCTATGGAAAGTATTTACGTAATTTTTATCTTTCTACGGAGAAAGGTTTTGATAACAACCGGAATTCACAAAATTTTGTATCCGTCAATTCTAACGGCATCACGCCCCTTCCCCTCTATGAATAGAAAACTTGGGGAAATTAGGAATTAAAGATATTCCATGGAAGGAGTTTTTCC